CCTCGATTTCACATGCATGGCATTTGAAATTGGGGGCGTAGCCACGAATGAAGTCATTAACTGTTGACCTAATCGTGTGATCATGGTTTGAGATGAGCACCCTTTTCTTACCATTCCGCGGAAAGAATTTTCGTAGGTATGGGGGAATCTGGTACTCATCTAGCTCAACGCCAGAGTCAAAAGGACTATGTCGGATCTCTGAAAAGAGTCGTCCGACCTGGTACTTCAATCTCTCTGGGTTTGAGCATTGCTGATAAACAGCAGACGTGTTTAAGGCTGCCAGGGAGAGCCACGAGAGAGGTAAAGACATATGTTGTCCCTTCCTTGTAAGTTCTCCAGGTAGACTGTCACGGATTGCTATGTAATGTTCCATCCATTTTTGGAGTATTTCCTGTCTGTTATTAGCCAGGAAATCTTGGAACCTTTCGTCGTAATCATCCCTTAATCCTCTCTCATTCAATGGGAAGGGATTGTAAGGATGATATACGGTAGCATACACATGTGGATCTTCCTTGTGTTCCTTTAAGCCCGCAGTGAACTTTGGTTCATTATGCTGGGCATAGCGGTACACAATTGATTGCAGACCGGGAGGGAGGGAAGTACTTTTCGGGTAGAAGAAATCTGTCCGATCTTGTTCTCTCTCATTCAGGTCAAAAAGACACTGTGCCAACTCTTGAGGAGTTAGAAGTTGATAGTGTGAGCCAGACTCTGAGTCGGTAATCCTACTTGATCCGAAGGATCGTAAGATGTACTTACTCTCAAGGTGGCGTTCACTTTTCTTTACTTCTTCGTATATGTCGGTGAAGTGAGTTATCACTTCGAAAGGAAAGTTATCAGTAGCAGCAGATAAATCGACTGAATTGATAAATTTCTTTCCGACAATACTCCTCATAGAGGATAATTTATCTCTTAATATAGGACCTGCGATGGGATCCCTTTTTGCTCCTACAAGGAGCCTTTTTTGGGTCCCCTCCGTCATATAAACAAGAGAAATCCATGGTTTGGATGCACAACGTACCCGGTCTCCGGACTCAGGTATCGCTTGCATGACAAACGGGAAATGCAGATGCGGGGTTCTGCAGTTGAAATCTGAACAGTCATGGGTCAACAGAGGCTCATCTAATGTATATAATATATTAGAAAGAGTCCGATGTCGATCCTCATTGATGTCAGATGAAAGCTCGCTTGGTCTAAAAGGGTTGGGAAAAGACTTTAGAAACCTGTAAAGGTCTCTAAGAAATTTTCTCTGTCCTCCAGACTTTCTTGAAATTCCTATTGCAGCTGATGACGAAGATACGGGAAGCGGTAGCTTACCAAATCTTTTGTGCATACTTCTAACATTTTGGAAATTTGCAAACCATCGGTTGACAGTATCAAGTACCGCGAGAATGTTTTCT